CTATCTCTAAAAGCAATAGCGTTACAGGCAGCATCTCTAAAGAGCAGTGGCCCATACTGGATATCTCCAGTTGCATCAGAGATACCTACTCTAAAACCTAGACTGGTAGCAAGGATTGCATAGGCACCAAGGTATACATCAAAGTCATTGATGCGCTCACCTTGTGGCATATCAATAATAACGGTAGGTGTTTCTAGTGTAGGAAAACCTAAAGTGTTGGGAGTTGTAGCATCTAAGGCAATCTTAAAGACAGATGATGATGTACCGTTAGGATCATAACCTGATACATAGATAGCCTGTGGTCCTTCAGAGATACTAGACCATACCCAACTAGCATTAGGATGAGTAAATAGAGCAGTAGGTAGGGCAGCAGAAGCAGTAGCATTAGGGTCAAGTTCATATAATACGTTTTCTTTAGCCAAGATAAGACGCTGTTTAACATAGCGGATAGTGGCTCTAGTAGTAGATGCTGCTGTATAAATCTCAGCATCTGCTGGAGATGCACCAACTGAACCTTTGTGGACTCTAGTGCCATTGATAAAGTAATAGTTAGAACCATCAGTTGTAAGGCTAAAGATAGTTGAAGCAGTACCTGCTTGGGTAATAGTTGTTGGCGAGCCACCAGTAGTAATCTTCTTTAACGCAGTTCCATCTGTTACAAAGATGCAGTCATTAGTGCCATCGTTAACACCGATCAACTGAGCAGGTGCAGCTCCAGCATAGAAGCTGGCTGTGTCATTGAGCAGGGTAGCCTGGCCTCTAGTAAAGACATCTAAGCCTTTAGACTCTGTGTACTGAAAGCGTAATGACTCCTCCTGCTGTGGTTCAAAGAACTTGATACCAGCGCCAAGGTGAAAGGATGATTGGCTTCGTAGCCACCAACCAGTCAGAGTCTGTTCTCCAGCCTCACGTGTCTGGTCAATCTGCTGCTTACGATACTGAGCCGTTACACGGCGATAGGGTGCATCATCAGAGTTAAAAAGAAAGAACGGTAAACCCGCAACGGCAACATCGTAGGCCTCGCCTGTCGCTGCATAAGTGGCAGAGCTAGAAGGATTGGATAGTACGTAGGGTATTCCCTCGGTAATATCATCGCCGTATGGCATCTATTCTCCTTAATCTAAAAGGTTAACTAACGATCTGGTGCGACCACTAGCAAGTTGTGTGTATACCTGTGTTGTTGCTACTGATGAATGTCGCATTAAGTCTCTTACTGCAAGCAAATCACCGCCAGATTTCTCTAGCATATTAGTAGCAAAGTAATGGCGACAGGCGTGAAAGGTCTTCTTAGGTATACCCAAACGCTTCATCTCTGCTGAACAGAGCTTGGTTAAAGCGTTAGGTGTCACTGACCATATCTTGCCGCTAGTTTCGTGCTTCAAAATAACGTGAGCAACTGTTGGTGCTACTGGCACAGATAGGTCTGTACCGCCCTTGCCTGCCACTCTAAGGATGTATCCATCATCTTGCTTCTCAAGGTCTACCCCTCGAAGTCCAGCTACTTCCATAGCCCGTAAGCCCGCTTTACAGCCTATGACAAACCAATCCCTCATAGGCAAATCAGCCTTAGTCATCAGCAGTTCAGCCTCACCTGGAGTCAATGGGTGTGGTAACCCACGCCTCTTTCGTACTATAGGCAGGTCTAGGTCTGCGGTATTAGTAATCAGGCCCATCTTACGCAGGGCTTTGAAGATACTTCTGACCCTTGCTGCGTAGGTTCCCTTAGTTGAATTAGCCTTAACGCTCATTACAAGTCTTTGCAGATCTTCAACAGTTGCCAGCTCAGGGTGTACCCCAAGGCGGACAATCAGATTGTAATCATTTCTAAACAGGGCCATTGAAAAGCCCTGTGTCTCATAGCGGTCTTGCAGTTTCTCTTTAATTGTTTCTAGTGGTGTTAGTTCCATAGTCGGTAACCTAGTCAGTCAATTGTTCTATTGTCAATACTTTCGATTTAGGATTATTCTACACGCTCACACTATTGAAAATAGATTATGCTAGAACTTGCACAATCCCTATTGCCAGTATCGTAGCGGATAGCGCCACGGCTACTGGCTTAAAATGGGCCACGCCTGCAAGCGGTGGTATGACACTTTTAGCTTCAGGTAGTCATAGTGGTGGCACTTTGACGTTAAGCTCAATCAGTACATCTTATGTGAATCTTTATTTAATTTTGGATAACATAGATGTAAGCTCAGATATGTTTTTAAGATTGCGTTTTAATAATGACACCACAGCAAATCGACATAGAGCTTGGGCAGCAACATCTGATGGCGGCACCTTTATTTTTACTTCTGGCGACATTTCGGGAACCTTTGACGCTAGCGGTAGCGTAAGCACTTGTTATATTAGTGTTCCAAATTACGCAAATACTAATAGTTGGAAGTTTGCAACGAGTCAATCTTTTGGCACTCTCAGTACGGACAATACTAGTTGGTCGTGGGTAGAATATAAGGTTGGATACAATCAAACAACCGCAATCACGCAATTAGATTTGTTTGAAAATGCTAGTGGTAATTTTTCTTGCGGTTACAAACTTTATGGAGTTAAATAATGAAAACAATAACTATTCACAATGTTGAAACAGGCGAAGTCATTGAGCGTGATATGAACGTTACAGAATTGGCACAATCGGCAGCCGACAAAGCCGAAGGCGATGCAATCAAGGTAGCAAAAATTAAGGCAGAGGCCGACAAAGCAGCCCTTCTAGCCAAGCTAGGGATCACAGCCGACGAAGCGCGATTGTTGCTGTCCTAAGAACAATCCTCTGAGATTGTTCTGTAGAGCTACTGTTTTGTAGCGGATTCTGCTCAGGCTACTGGGTTGAAGTGGGCAGCAGCATCCGCTCCTACAGCAGTAGGTGCAAGCGTTTACAACGCAGGCGGCAACATTTCATACACATCAGGCGTAGAAACTCTTTTAACACCGACTACTTCAGATTATGACACTAATTCATTTTGGGCAGCAAGTCCAAATCCTTCACGATTAACGATTCCTACTGGTTACGCTGGAAAGTATTTACTAACAATCACAACGCGAGTAAATGCTGGATCAGGCTACGCTTATATGTTCCTGTATAAGAACGGCGCAAGAGTTGCCGTTGGTTTAGAGTCAGGTTTCATCGCTCGACAAATAAATTTGGCTTCTAATGGAACAGTTTTAACTGGCACAGTAGTTCTTAATTGTTCCGTTGCCGATTATTTTCAAGTTTATTACCAAGCCGACCTTACTACTGGAAATCAACAAACTTGGATTCGTTACACACTTAGTTATCAAGGAGCATAATTATGGACCACAAAATACCAATGCCAAATAAACCACTCAATTCCTCAGTATTTTTTGAAGAGACTGGATTTTATTTACAAATGCGCGATGGTGAATTGTATGTTGTGGGAGATTGCACAAAGGAGCAAGCCGAAGCAGCACTAGCAGCACATAATCCAGAGGCATAGTGGAACACTTGACTAAGATCAGCCCTGCCTGTTAAGGCAGGGCATAATCTTGGGGGATTGTGCTAGAGGCCTAGAGCCTTTAGATCGTCAGCAGTCAATCCAAGTGCTTCAAGTTTGGCTGTTGCATTTGCTTTGTCTGCTGCTGCTGCTTCGGCTGCTGCTATTTCCTGAGCCTTAACTTGTTCAATGGCAATATCTACTTCAGCCTGTGTTGGTGGATTACCTTCTAATTTTGTCCAAATTATTGTGGAGTAATCCTGCTCAGTAAAGCCAAACTCAGAATCTGGTCGTAGCAACTTAATTGCTAAAAATAAGTAGTTCATTATGCACCAATTTCTAAAAGTAGAATCACAGAAGCCAAAGAGTTTTGCTGATAAATTGATGAAACTGTTGCGCCAACTGTTGTGTTGATACCTTGCACTTTGTAAGTCGTTGCAGATGTGGTAGCAGGAGAATCTAAAAACATCATACTGAGAGGCAAAGTCAAATCGCCATTAGTCCAAGTCGTGCCTAATGATTGCATTGTTCCAACTTTTGGACCAGCCGCAGCATTTATGTAGGATAAAATCGTCGTTGCACCTCGTACTAAGTTAGAACCTACTTGCAAAGTGCCGTTTGTACTTGAACCATTAACAATCATATTCACAAAAACTAAAACTTTTGATGTCGCCGATGAAGGTGTGATTGTTGCCGTAATAGTTGTATCAACGGCAGTTGTTGATGCAATAGTTGTTGCTGTTGTAGTAGTCGCTTGCACCACTTGCAAAACTTTACCGCCAGCAGCAGGCGTAGCCCATTTCAAGCCTGTTGCGGTGGAACTATCCGCTACGAGTGTGGTGCCGTTTGCGCCGACTGTGAGTGGGGCTAGAGTATCTGCAGCAGTACCGACCAATAGATCGCCCTTGGCTGCCACTGCGTAGTTTGTGGTGTCAGCCACATACTTAAGACCTGTAGCCTCACCAGAGGCTGCAACAAGACGAGTCTCGTTTGCACCTACTGTGATAACAGCAGGGACATCATTAGCCGTACCGGTGAGTAGATCACCCTTAGCTGCAATGATAGATTCAGGGATACCAGTCCCTGGTTCTGGGATTCTTCCTATAGCCATATTATGAAAGCTCCGTTCCGAAGGCGCTGAATGAGAAGTTAGCAGTGGATGCGTATACAGTAACAACGTCTGTAGCGCCCAAGGTAATTCCCAAGGTTATTGTATCTGTAGAATTTGCAGACAGTGATGCGTCATAGACTACGTACTGTGCTGCTGCCAGTGTTGCTCCTGCTACACGTACCGCTATACGGTAGGTTCCAGCAGTTGCTGCCTGGTTACAGACTGTGACTGTAGATATGATTGATTGCGTTGCCGCAGGCACTGTATACAGTGATGTTGCTGTAGTAGCTGCTGGGTTTGATTGACCAAGCACCTTGTAATTTGTTGCCATTTATTTGTTTTCCTTTACTGTAGTGTTTGGTTTCTTACCCACCCATAAGAAGAAAACTACCAATAAGTCCGTCTGAACTTTCAGTTAGTCCATCTTCAAAATTGGTTAGATCATAGGATGTAAGTACGTGCTTTACGCTTGCACCTGCAGTATGTGTTACTGCTGAGGTACCAGCCTGCCCACGCACAATAGTCATTGTATCGCTTGTTTGGTTGGTAATGAAGACAACCTCTTCGTTAATGGTGTCAACGTCAATAGCAACTGTAAAGACATCTACGTTGCCAGCGCCAAGTGTTACACCGCCCATTAGGGCAGTGCCTGTCCCTGTTGATACCACCATACTAGTAGCACCAACTGTGGTGATAGCATTTTGCAGCGTAGTGGCTACGCTAGTAGATGAAAAATAACTGGTCATTGGTTTTCCTTAACGGGTGTAGTGGATTCTTATTGGATACTTGTCAGCCAACTTCAACGCTTCTTCATTGAGTCGTTGTTGGAACAAGGCAAAGATATAACGAGAGGCAGCTACGCCTGCAGATGATGGAAGTTTGCCATCGTTTAGATCGGCCTCAGCACTAGAGAGATTGATTCGTCCAGCGTCAAGGTAAGACAGTAACTTGTAGGCTGCTCCGAGAGTAACAACATCCTTACAAGACTCTGGTAGACCAGTAACGTCAGCAAAATCATCTGTGTTTGCGTCAAGAGTGTTCGGCGTGGAGGTATAGTAAACTTGAATTGTACGACCAGGTTGTACGTTCTCATAGATATTGATTGTATTCTGTGTATTAAAGGTGGCAGTATTTGCCATACCATCTAAGCGCCAGCGATTTACTGGTAGCCATTCTTGGCTAGAGCCTGTTGTCTGCCAAGAGATAAACAAGATATCTTCGCAATCATCAGGCAATGGGTATGTAGTCTGAGATGCGTTAAAGGTAAATGTATAAGCAGAGGCAATCCAGAGCTTAGGATAGAAGCTATTGATTGTGTCGTTAATAGCCTTTTTGATCGTGCTGCGAGGAAAAGTAGGAGATAGAGTTACTTGTGCGTACTGGGCGTGTGGTGCTGCAGTTGTTCCTTGGTAGCCACGTCCAAAGCCTGGTATAACGTTAAGAACGTTGCTTGCTGTAGTAAAGGAGTCAATCCAAATTAGTTCATCGTCAATCTCAATAACACCTTTAGCAAGGTTATTACTAGATCCGACAGTGATAGCAGTGCTAGTGGTGGTTAGACCAGCAGGGTTTGCAACATAAGTAATGCGGTCTTGACGCA